GGTGAATTCGAGGCTCACTTACGAGCTAGCGTCAGGTCCCACAAGTCTCAAACGGGACGCAGCGTGAGAAAAAAAAGCCATAGCGCTCCCCACCCGTTTAAGAGTTCAATGGTTCACTACTATTATTCAAGGGCCACAGGGGCCATCACCGCTTGCTCGTCACCTTTAGCGAATTTGCCGCCATCAAGGGCTGCGCGAAGGGCACCGTCACGGCTGCCACCAAGGCGCGCATCGCCGAGGCTGTGGTGGACAAGGACGGCAAAAGGTGGCTGGACCGCGACCTAGCCCTAGAGCTGTGGGACCGCAACACCAAGGCAACCCATAACTCTAAGGTCAGGATCCCCGATCCGATACCGGCAGCTGATACTGCAACACAGCTTCGCAAAGCGATCAGCGCCTTGCCGGACGATGCGATCCCCGATCTCAATGAGTCTCGCGCGAGACGCGAGCACTACCAGGCAGAGCTGGCGAAGCTGGAGGTGGATCTGAAGCGACGTGAGCTGGTGCCGGCGGTGGATGTGCAGAAGGAAGCGTTTGCGCTGGGGAGGAGCGTGCGCGAGGCACTGGCCAACCTGGCCGATCGGTTGAGTTACCAGTTGGCAGGTGAGACCGATCCGGTACGGATCCATGCGGTGCTGACGGATGAGCACCGTGCGGCATTGGTGGAGCTGAGCAATGGCTAATCCATGGCGCGCTGGATTCCTCGAGGGCCTGCGACCTGAGGAACCGCTGACGGTGAGCGAGTGGGCGGACAAGCACCGGCGGCTGAGCAGCAAGGCAAGCGCTGAGCCGGGGCCATGGCGGACTGGTCGGACGCCGTATCTGCGGGAGCCGATGGATTGCCTGAGCAGCAGCAGCCCGGTCCAGCGGGTGGTGATGATGTTCGCGGCGCAGACGGGCAAGACGGAGGCGGGCAGCAACTGGCTGGGCTATGTGATCGACCACGCACCAGGCCCCCTCCTCGCTGTACAGCCGACGGTGGAGATGGCCAAGCGGCTGAGCAAACAACGGCTCGAGAGCATGATCACCGACACGCCATGTTTGGCGGCGAAGATCGCGCCAGCGAGGGCGAGGGATTCGGGGAACACGATGTTCAGTAAAGAGTTCAGCGGCGGGATCATGCTGCTGACCGGGGCCAACAGTGCGACGGGCCTGCGATCGGCGCCATGCCGTTACCTGTTCGCTGATGAGGTTGATGCCTTCCCCAGCGATGTGGACGGCGAAGGTGATCCGGTGGCACTGGCCGAGCGGCGGACGACGACGTTCGCGCGGCGGAAGATTCTGCTGACCAGCACGCCAACGGTGAAGGACTTCAGCCGGATCGAGGCGGAGTATTTGCGCAGCGATCAGCGGCGGTTCTATGTGCCGTGCCCGAGCTGCGGCGGGATGCAGTGGCTGCAATGGCCGCGGCTGAAGTGGGACGCAAAGCGACCGGGCGATGTCAGGTATCAGTGCGAGCACTGCAGCGAGCGGTTTGAGGAGAACCACAAGCCGGCGATGCTGGCTGCTGGCGAGTGGCGTGCGACAGCGCCGAGCGATGGGCGAACGGCTGGGTTCCAGCTGTCCGGGCTTTATAGCCCGCTGGGGTGGTGCAGCTGGGAGCAGCTGGTGGATGACTTCCTGCGGGCGAAATCAGACGCGCCAGCGCTGAAGGCGTTCGTCAACACCAGACTGGCCGAGACCTGGGAAGAGGACTATGCCGCGGCCGTGAGCGCTGACGGTTTGATGACCAAGCGGCTGGCGTATGAGTCGGGCACCTGCCCCGATGGCGTGGTGCTGCTGACGTGCGGCGTGGACGTGCAGGACAACAGGCTGGCTGTGAGTGTGTGGGGCTGGGGCGAGGGCGAGACTGGCTGGCTGATCTGGCACCAGGAGTTGATGGGTGACCCGACGCAGGTGGAGGTATGGGGCCAGCTGGATCAGGTGCTGGTGACTGAATGGGCAACGGTTGCGGGCAAGGCGTTGAAGGTGTCGCAGGTGGCGGTGGACAGTGGCGGCCACTGCACGCATGAGGTCTACCGGTATGTGCGCGATCGCGTGCGGCAGAACGTGGTGGCGATCAAGGGCAGCAGCAGACGCAACAGCTCGGCGGTGGGCAAGGGCAACAAGGTGGATGTGAGCTGGCAGGGCCGGGTGTTGAAGCGTGGCGTGACGTTGTATCAGCTGGGGACTGACACGATCAAGACGACGCTGTTCGGCAGGTTGCGACACAACGAAGCAGGCGGTATCGGGACGCTGCACTTCGGGATGGCAGCGGATGAGGAGTATTTCAGGCAGCTGACCAGCGAGCGGCAGGCGTTGCGATATCACCGCGGCTTTCCGATCCGCGAGTGGGTGAAGAAAGCAGGTGACCGAAACGAGGCGCTGGACTGTGTGGTCTATGCCTATGCGGCGATGCTGCTGTTCTCAAGACGGATGAACCGCGCGACGATGTGGCAGCAGCTGGCGGATCAGTTGGATCATGGCAAGAAGGCGCCGCTAAGATCGAAACGGCAGCCGGCCTCTGCGGCTGTCAGTGGCTTCGTCGGCAACTGGTAGGTCGTGAACATCCCCAGCGAAATCAGAGCAGGCGACACGATCCAGTGGCGGGATGTTCCTGGTGCTGACAACTTGGGCAATGCGATCAGCAGTTCTGACTACACCCTCACGTACTACCTGCGGACCAATACGGCCAGCGAAGGCGCGACGGTGGTGGGCAGCGCCTATGGCACCGGGTGGGAGTTCACGATTGCGGCGGGCACGAGCACTGGTTTCGACGCTGGGCAGTGGTTCTGGCAGGCGGTCGCAACCAAAACCGGCAGCACGGTGACTCTCGGCTCGGGCCAGTTGACGGTGCTGCGGAGCTTGGTTTACACCACCACGCCTGGTGCGGTTGATGGCCGGTCGCAGGCACAGCAGGACCTTGACGCGGTGCAGGCAGCGATCCGCGCGATCGTGACGGGTGGTGTTGCGAAGGAGTACACGATCGGCAACCGCAACCTGAAGAAGTACGACATGGCCGATCTATTGCAGCTCGAAGGTAAGCTCAAGGCTGAGGTGAAGCGCGAGCAGATGGCGGACCTGATCGCCAACGGGCTTGGCAACCCGCACAACCTGTTCGTGAGGTTCTGATGGGATTGCGCACGCGGCTATTCCGGGCGATGGGTTTTGAACCGGTGCGGCCGCAGCGTCGGGCGTATCAAGGCGCGCGCGTTAGCCGGCTGACTGCTGATTGGGTGACGAGCGGCACCAGTGCCGACAGCGAGATCAAGTCCAGTTTCAAGGCACTGCGCAATCGTGCTCGGCAGCTAGTGCGCGACAACGACTACGCCAGGCAGGCGGTGCGCGCGATCCAGAACAACGTGATCGGCCACGGGATCAAGCATCAGTCGCAGGTGCGGATGCTGCGCGGCGGCCGGTTGGATGAGGCGATTAACGGTCAGATTCATGAGCAGTGGGAGCGGTGGATGCACAAAAGCCGGTGTGATGTGAGCGGCCTGCTGGGCTTCCATGACATCGAGCGGTTGCTGGCGCGGAGCATGGCTGAATCGGGCGAGGTGTTCGTGCGGATGATCCGCCGACCGTTCGGCGATTCGCGGGTGCCGTTTGCGTTGCAGATTCTTGAAGCTGACTACTTGATCGATGACGACGTGCCGCAGGCAGCGGACGGCAACACGGTTCGGATGGGCATCGAGGTGGATGGCTACCTGCGGCCGCAGGCTTACCACTTCTACGCAAACCACCCGGGCGATACGTATGCCGGCAACCCGCGGACTAATGGCCGGCGGATCAGGGTTCCTGCTGATGAGGTGATCCATCTGTTCCTGCCTGAGCGGCCGGGCCAGACCAGAGGCGTGACTTGGTTCGCTTCGGCGTTGATGCGGCTGCACATGCTGCAGGGCTATGAGGAGGCCGAGGTGGTGCGGGCGCGGGCCAGCAGCGCGCTGATGGGTTTCATCCAATCGCCAGAGGGTGAGCTGGTTGGCGATGAGATCTACGAAGGCGAGCGCGTGAGCGAGTTCAGCCCGGGCGTGTTCAAGTATCTGGCGCCAGGCGAGAGCGTGACGGTCCCTGATCTGAATGCACCTGACGGTCAGCTTGAGCCGTTCACCCGGTCGATGCTGCGTGCTGTGGCGGCTGGCGTGGGCGTGAGCTTCGAGAGCATCAGCAAGAACTTCAGCGAGAGCAACTACAGCAGCAGCCGCCTGAGCCTGCTCGAGGAGCGCGACACCTATCGGGTGCTCCAGCGCTCGATAATCGAGAACTTCCATCAGCCGGTCTTTGAGGCATGGCTCGAGATGGCGGTGCTCGGCGGTGCGCTGAACCTGCCTGGCTACGAGACCAATCCTGACCGCTACCGGGCCAGCAGATGGATCCCGAGGAGCTGGGAGTGGGTGGACCCGCAGCGCGAGGTGGATGCGTATAAGACGGCTGTGCGGTGTGGGTTCAAGACGCTGGGCCAGGTGATCAGCGAACAGGGCGGCGACTTGGATGATGTGCTGATGGCACGGCAAGCTGAGCTGGCGATGTTGGACGAGATGGACATCGTGCTGGATACGGATCCAAGCGAGGTCAATGGTGGCGGGGCATCGCAGCCATCTATGCCGATGGGCGCCGAGCCTGCGTTTGAGGAAACCGAACCCCCGATGGAAGACGAGGGCTATGAGGAGGAGTCGGTTCTTGAGGATGCAGCAGAGGGGCCTGAGGATTGATGGCCAACGTCAACGGCACTGAGATCGACCTGATGCCGACCGACGGAATGCGCACGGAGGCGCAGCGCTATCGGGATTGGAAGAGCGAAGGTGAGCAGGGCGGCACCGAGGTGGCTGCGACCAGGGCCAGTCAGATCCTGAGCGGCGATGAGCTGAGCCCAGACACCGTGATCACGATGGCGGCATGGTTCGCGCGGCATGAGGTGGACAAGCAGGGCGAAGGCTTCAGTCCTGACGAGGATGGCTATCCATCGCCGGGCCGGGTGGCATGGGCGGCATGGGGTGGCGATGCTGGCCAGAGCTGGTCTAATGGCAAGGCGGATAGAATTAAGGCACTACAAGACAGAAGCGCTATGGAGATGGAGCGCCCCTATCCGAATGAGCACGCTGCGCGGTTGAAAAATCCCGAGCAGTATGACTCGCTTCGCCGTGTGAATGATGAAGGCGGCAACGGCGTGGATTTCATCTATGGCGTGAAGGAAGGCGAAAGCGAGGTGCAGGCGATACGGTTCCGCAGCTCGATCTTCACCGCAGCCGAGGCGCGCGCCTGGCTGGCTGATCATGACTTCGAGCCGATCGAGTTTGAGGAAGCCACGGGTGATGCCGAAGCTGATCGTGCTGCACCGGGTGACCTGAGCGAGGGCGACTTCGTGCAGTGGGATTCGAGCGGTGGCACTGCCCGTGGCCGGATCGAGCATGTGATGCGCGAAGGCACGCTGGGCGTACCTGACACCGAGTTCAGCATCGATGCGAGCCCTGAGGATCCTGCTGCTCTGATTCGCATCTACAGCGAAAGCGATGAAGGATGGGAGCCAACCGAGGTGCTGGTTGGGCACAAGTTCTCGACGTTGACCAAGATCAACGCACTGCGCGCCATGCCTGGCATCGGCAAATACAAGCGCGCCGAGATGACCACCTTCGACGAGGTGGAGGATCGGACCTATGAGTTCCCCTTCAGCTCTGAGTTCCCTGTTGCGCGGTATTTCGGCAATGAGATCCTGAGCCATGAGGCCAACGCGGCC